ACTGTCCACATAGCTCACTGCATCGGTCAGGTCTTGCGTAATGATCGCTTGCAGTTCCATGTCATCCATTGGCTCTTGGGCTGCAATGTCGGTGGATAAATTGTCGGTGATGTTTTCAATCATGGCTTAACCTTTGTAAGAACCACATACATGGAGTCCACAGCCCTTGGGGTGCGGATAATTTCCTCATGGGGCAATTCTAGTGCTTCTCCCACCTTTGAGAGACGCATTTCCAGCGTTGTCAGCTCAAACCGATCTGGCCAGCCCAAGTACCAGTGCCACTCGGTGTAGTATTTCCAAGAATTCTCGTTAAATGCCCTGACATGGGTTGGGTCTTGCCAAGCGCCAAGGCTCAAGTCATAAGGCACATGGATGCGCATCTCACCGCCCACCCTCAAAAGCTCTTTGCAGTTGGTCATGGCATCAACCAGATCGTGGATGTGTTCCAGCACATCATTGGCCAGAATGGTTTCAAACATCCCTGGCACGATCTCCAGCTGCCCAAAACGGGTTTGCAGGGTATCGCCCCACTTTACTTTGCTGATATCGACCAGCCAGTCAGGATTCTTGCTGGCTTGAATATCTGCATTCAGATACTCTTTGCACCAGTCTTTGCCAGAGCCTAGATTAAGAATCAAACCAGGCACTCGCATATTCTGGCCGGTTTTCTCTGAGCCATGGCAGCGCCTGGTCATGCAGTTTTTGCGCGTCAAAGCCAATGGTGTTTGAGCCAATGTGGTGAACGTAACTTGCGCTCACATAGTGGCCATAGCCTTTTCTCACCAAGTCCATACAATGCACATCATCACTGTACCAATTCAGAGGGGGAAACTTTGCCTCTTCAAATGCATCACTTGATATCCATGCAAAGATTGGGCTGATCTCTTGGACCAATTTAATGTGTGACTCAGAGGGGAATTTGTAAAAACTCAGCTTCTCTGGCTGGTCAGTGATCCGCACATTCTGACAAGGTCTGGCCGCGTCACACCTTGCCGCCACCCACCCTGCTTTGTAGCTGTTCATGGTCCTGACAATGGCCACATCTTCCATCAGCACTTTCACGCTGGTGGGGGTCAGCACTATGTCGTCATTGGCCACAATGCACGATGACCAGTCCTTGAGCGCTGCCTCAATCACTTCGTTGTAATCTTCGCCAAAGCTCCTTGGCTGGCCATAGATTTTGTAATCGGCATCAAAGCGCTCAATCACCGCCTGTGGGCCGCGCAGATAGACCGGACACTCTGGCGCGTATTGCTTAATCGACTCCAGCAACACGGCCAACCCGTGGCCCCTGACAGTGGCAATGACAATCGGACAAATCATTTCTTGGCCTTGTTCCTGGCACTGATCGCAGCCGCCTTGGCCTTGGCATCGGCCTTGGAGCTTGCACCCCATGCCTTCAATGACAGCAGCAGCCTGGTCGGCTCACCAGCCTTCATCTCAGGACCAGGCATATTGCCCATACGCGCCAAGAATGATGCGCGCCTTGGATTGTCGCCAGACTTGACTGGCGCTTTCAGGTCCATACCCTGCGCCTTCGCACTGGCTCGACCCTTGACATTTAAGCCGCCAGAGGGTGACTTCCCCTCTTTACGCTGCCAGGCTGGGGTCTTCATTTCTTTTTCACTGGCTTGGCGGTTTTAGCCGCTGCTTTAAAGTCTGAAGCGCTTGGAGCACCCTTTGCCCCAGGCTTGCGCATTTTCTCTTTGCTGCCAGCAGCAATTCTTTCGCGTTTTCGATGAATATTTTCATACAAACCTTTCATTCCTCTTCTCCTTCATCTTCCATGTCTTCAGTCTCTTCACCCGTATTCGGGCCACCCACCACCCATGCATCGCACGTTCTGCTGGCTGCGCACTTGAAATCAAAGATTTCGCAATAGCCAAGGTCGGCCAACTTGATTGTTCCCCATGGGTCGGCTTCCATGCCAATGCCTTGGGCAATGCACTGCTTGATGTTGTCGGACACATTGAATGCTGCGCAGTTACCGCATAGGCTTTGCTTTGCGTCATCCATGCTCACATCCCATTGGTCAGCCTTCTTGCGCCAAAAAGCCTCATTGGGCAGTTTGGGATTCTCAGGACCATAGGCCGCGCTGGTGATTGCCTTGGCGCGGTTTTTTAGATTCAGCGTAATGTCTAGCGTGGGCATTGGGCAGTTCTCGCCTGCGCCCATGTCATCGCCTTCCTCTTTGTCCATGACCTGGCTCATGGTGCGCTGCATGGTGGCCATTATTTTTTCGCCTTGTTCTTTGCCGTGCGCTGACCGCGCATGGGCATCTTTGCCTCAGACATGGCAATGGCCACCGCCTGCTTGGGGTTGGTCACAACCTTGCCAGTTCCACCGCTGTGGAGCTTGCCAGCTTTGTATTCGCCCATTACCTTGCCAACCTTCTTTTGCGCTTTACTCATTGCCTTCATAGGATTCTCCCATTGGTTTGTCAATACCCGAATTATGCAACCCGCACAAGGTTTCTGCGCAGGGGTTGCGACCACTTATTGCTTCCACCTGACCCGTACATTCCGGCAATTGCATCACTGGCAAATGTCAGGACAAAGGCATCGGCCTTGTCTGGACTTGGCAGGCCGCGTCTCTTGATCTCATCTTTCCCCTCGATGGCGATCTTGCCATTTGAAGTGAATGAGTACCGCACTGTGGCCAGCTCTGCAATCAAGACATCATCCTTTGGCATCTTGCAGTCCCGCGCTTCTAGCCATGCCCGTGCTTTGTACCAAAGCTCTGCTTTCAGATTCCTGTAAGTCCCGCCCATCGCGGGTGATTCACTCACATTGATCCCACGCGCTGGCAGGCCCAGCTCCCGCAGCCTATCCACCACGCCAGCACCAAGTCCAATGCTATCCACCAGTATTTCCTTTGGCTGCTGGCTGGGTGGCAATGCCTGATACTCGGCCACCACCGCACCAGTCAGTTGCATCAAGTCCAGATTTTTCCATGTCCGGATATTCTCAGTGACCGCATTCCCTTGGCGCTTGCACAATGCCGATCTGTCACTACCAAACCGCGCCACATCCAAGCCCCAGATCATGGGCGCATAGTCACTTGGCGCGACATCCCGATTCACCGCACTTTCCAACAAATCCATAGCAATCACAGTGTCGTCATCGCCCTTGGGAAACTCCCCGATCACCCTGATCCGGTAGACGTTACTCTCTTCCCCATACCGCATGGCCATCTCTTTGACGTACTCATCTGATACCCTTGGCGAGTCAGTGCAGGCCACTTGGAATGTGGTCCACTCATCAGCCAGGCGCGTGTGGGTGTCGTAGAAAAACCCACTAGACCTCACCGGATTCCCCAAAAGCAACGTCACCGCATTGTGGCCAGACATCGATCCAGCCGCGGCCTCAAACACTTGCTCTGGCACACCAGAAGCCTCATCGGCCACCAGCATCACATTCTCTGAGTGAATTCCCTGCAAAGCCTCTGGCTGCTCGGCTCTCGATGTTCTGGCACTTATGAACATCTCAGTCGGTGCAGCATTGAATTCAATCCTCTCTTGCTTGACAGTCAGCAATCCCTGCAAAGGCAAAGGCATCGCATTGATCCACCTCTTTAGCTCCGCAAACATCGCGTCATAAAGCTGAGAGCTTGTCGGTGCAGTCACCACCACCTTGACGGGCGATCTGGTCATAAAGTACCAGAGCATGGCCCAGCTGCTTGCCGTACTCTTGCCCACCCCGTGGCCAGACCTGACACTTATCTTCCGGTCCCCCCTAGCAATCGCCCCAAGAAACTTCACTTGCCATGGGTCAGGGTCAACCCCCAAAACCTCTTGCACAAACAAGACAGGGTCCGGCTGATACCTCTCTACCCACTGACTGAAAACATTTTCTTTCATGGGTGGATCGTCTCATAGATGGCCCAAGCCTTGGGACTCATCGCCCACTTATGCGCCTGAAGCTCATCAGTCCTGACCAGTATCAGCAAGTGATACGTCATCGCTAAGTCAAACCGATCCTCTTCAATCGCCTCCATCATCCGAATCTTTAGGTCCAGAAGTAGTACCGACAAATGCAGCGCAGTCAACAAATCAGTCATTTGGCCATCCTCGCTTGCTTTAAGTTCTGGCCCGTGATCCTGTCGGTCCAGCACGATGCACACAGCCACCTCGTCGCACTCATCTCCACCCCACCCTCTGGCGGCTTTTTCAAAGCGCATTTATTACAAAGCTGTAATTTGTGGCCATGCACGTTCCCATTCAATCTCACATGGTTATTTACAAAATTACTTTTCACTGTATTTTCTGCACTTTATTATCAGGGTGAATTAACCACTTATCACCCAATATTCTTAATGCCTTAATATATTGCAATTGATTATGTCTGTTAGTGCTAGTAGGCACATAATCGACACAGAATAACTTCCTGACTTTAGTTAATAACGTGATATTCATATAATCCCCACGATCTGGTTAATGTCCACCCAAGTGTGCCAGACAATTGTCCCATCCAAGCTCATTAGCTTGCAGAACACTTTCTTGTCTTGAGCCTCATCAGTGTCTAACACAATCCACTCCTGGTCCTTGATGACCACTGTCGCCTGCTTCGTTTTCATGGTTTAGCTCCGTTGTTTGTGGAGTTGACATTTTTGCACAATTTGACTTAGTTGTTACTTTTTTAAAAATTTTTTTTGTAGGTGTTTAGTGCCGCCACAGTCGCCCCCGCCAAGCCGGCCACGGGGGGGGGTCGCGGCCACCGACCGCCAGCCGACCACCGCTGGGTTATCCACGGATTTTGGCCAACCTTATCCACAGATTCCTGTGCATAACTGGTCATGTAATACTTTGATGCACTTAATTCTGTGGATAACGACTTATCCACTTAACATAATGGTCGTTGTATAAAGTGACTGAATGCTTCGGTATTCATTTACTCAGAATCGTCTACTGATACGATGCTTCGCTTACGCAGGGCATCGAGCGCCATGCTTCCAAGGTCAATGTTGACCAGTGGCTGCTGCTTGTCACCATACTCGTCTGGCGCTTGCTTAGAGGCCAGCCAGCGCCTCGTATCCACTCTCAGCTTGGCCACCTGTGCCTCTTGAGGGCTTGCGTTATCTGCTATTTCCAGCGTCTGCTCTGCTAAACTTCTCCCACCTCGCGTGCGCGCGCGTGCGAGGAGTTCCCCCCGCTTGGCATCTTTTTCTATCCATTTGTAGAAACCACCGATGCTGATGTCCAAAGACTTAATCACTGAATTGACTGT